ACATTACCTGGTACTTGGAATGATCCAGAACAAATAGCAAAGTGTTATGACACATTGATACCTCACGGTAACTTTGCAGGTTTAAATCAAACAGGACAGTTTGTTGCAATAGTCGTAGGAGCATTTGCAATATTAACAACTTATGGTATAATAAGAGGATTCTTTTCTAATAAGGATTTAACTGACCCATGGGATGATCATGATGACTAAACGTGAAAAAGTAAGAGCACAAGTAAAATCTAGGTTTTACTACATGTTCTGGGGAACCGCAACTCTATCTGTTGTTGCAGGTCAACTATACCTTGGAACTTCTTATCGTGCTATGGCAAAGTCCATGAACAGATGGTTTGATACAGCAGTGGAAGCATTGATCGATCAGTACCCAAGAGAAAGTGGTACATACGAACGAATAGTTCCTCCTCCATCAGGAGATTTTAGAGACTATCCTCCTGGTATTGTATTCCTAAATGAATCTTAAAACACCTCTTAGATATCCTGGTGGCAAGTCTCGTGCTGTTAAGAAGATGGCACAACACTTCCCTAGTTTTAATGAGTATACAGAATATCGCGAACCTTTCTTAGGTGGTGGATCTGTAGCAATATACATCACACAGATGTATCCTCATTTGGATATCTGGGTGAATGATTTGTATGAACCATTATATACTTTTTGGAGACAACTGCAGTTATCTGGGGATAAACTCAGGAATGAGTTAGTTCAATTAAAACAGAAATATCCAGATCAAAGTTCTGCTAGAAATCTTTTTCTTGACTCAAAGGAGTATCTTCAAAAGAGTGAGTGGAACAGTGAACCATTTCACAAGGCAGTAGCATTCTATGTCGTAAACAAATGTTCATTTAGTGGATTGACAGAGAACGCATCATTTAGTAAGCAAGCATCAGATCAAAACTTTTCATTAAAAGGTATTGACAATCTTCCATACTATTCACTACTGATTAAGAAATGGCACATAACAAACTTTACCTTTGAAAAAATAATGGAAGATGATCCTCATACATTCATATACTTAGATCCTCCTTATGCTATCAAAGATAATCTTTATGGACACAAAGGAGATATGCACAAAGGGTTTGATCATGATAGATTTTACCGTAAGTGTGCAGCATGTGATTGTGACCAGATGGTCTCATACAACTCAGACAAGTTGATAAAGGAAAGATTCAAAGGGTGGCAGGTGCAAGAATACGATCACACATATACATTGAGATCAACAGGCGATTATATGGAAGAACAACAAAAACGTAAAGAACTCTTACTACTAAATTATGGCATATGATGATCGGTATCCTCTCTCAGCATACCTAAACTCTATCAACCTTGATAAGAAATCTGTATTCCAAACTGAAGATCCTGGTTGGGAAAAGAACTATCCCCCTTACATAGTCAACAAGTGTATGTCACATCATATGGATACTGTATTGTATGCCAATGAAATGAATATGCACCCTGAGATTGATAAGCGTTTACAGTATGATTTTTATATACATATAGTCAGACCTAGGAAAAGATTTTCTCCTTGGGGCAAACAGGATAAGGTGAAAGATCTTGATGTTGTCAAAGAATACTATGGTTATAGTAATGAAAAGGCAAAGCAAGCATTACGCATCCTATCTCCTACACAACTAGACTACATTAAATCCAAACTGAACAAAGGGGGTAAGAGAAGATGAATGAAGTTGAATGGACTAAAGATAATATGATTGAAGTGAACCTCAAAGAACCTGATGATTTTTTGAAAGTTCGTGAAACACTTACTCGCATAGGAGTTGCATCTCGTAAAGAGAGAAAACTTTTTCAGTCATGTCATATCCTCCATAAGAAAGGACAATACTACATCGTACATTTTAAAGAACTATTTGCATTAGACGGAAAGAAAGCAAACCTATCAGATAATGATGTACAAAGAAGAAATAGAATTATTAAACTACTATCTGATTGGGGTCTCGTAGAGATCGTAAAAGAAACTGATATAAAAGAAGTCGCACCTTTAAGTCAAATCAAAGTTATAGCATTTAAAGAGAAGGGTGAGTGGACACTAGAATCAAAATATAATATAGGAAAGAAACGCACTACAGAATGAGCAATTTTTCATATGATGTTCATTGGTTGAACTCACCTGGATACCTAACAGCAGAGGTTCCATCTGCTGTAGCAGCAGAACTGCGAGGTAGTATGGATTCACTAGTGAAGAACTCTGATACAGATGCTAGGACAAGTCTAAGGGGTCACTTACAAGAAGAGTGGACGTTACCTTTGACTAAAGAGATTAGTGCATTCACTCGTTGTCTTTCATACGAATACATCAAACAGTTTGGTTTCCAACCTGCTATGGGTGTAGCAGAGACCATGAGAGATATTGAAACATCTGATTTTAAACTAAAAAGACTATGGGTAAACTATCAAAAGAAATATGATTTTAATCCTCTACACATACACAGTGGAATATTCTCCTTTGTAATCTGGGTTCAAATACCATATGATTTAGAAAAAGAGAGAGCAAGATATGTTGCAAATGAAAATGAAACTGCATCTTTTATGTTTCAGTATAATACAGCATTAGGAGGACTAGATACAAGATACTTACATATAGATAAATCTTGGGAATGGAAGATAGCATTCTTTCCCGCCAGACTCAATCATGGAGTCAATCCATTCTATACAACAGACAATACACGCATCTCAATAAGCGGAAATGTTTATTGTATAGATAATAATGTAGAGCACTAAAATTATGGCAGAAACAAAAAAGATCGAAGAGAAACCAAAAGGTTTAATCGGTAAACTAAAAGATGCTGCTGAGGACAAAGACGAGCAACTTGCAATCCTCTCTACTTTCGTGAGGTTGTCAGTGCTAGTGTGGTCAGCAGGAATTTTAACTTTGGCATACGTTAAGTTACCAGAGTCATTTAAAATACCCGAACAAAAACTGGATCCAACTTTCATAGCTTCTGTGTTCACAGGAACGCTAGCTACCTTTGGCGTCCAAGCAGCAGGAAAGAAAAAGAATGGTGCGGGTGGTGGAGATGCTAACATATCTAAAAAAGATATGGAGTTTCTTATCGCTAAGGCATCAGAAACTGCACCTGCACAAACAATAAGGATCGAATCAGGTCCTGTTAAAATCGTCCCTGACAAATAAACATCATGCAAAAAATTATCAATGTACTTGCTATTGCGTCTAGCGTTGTATCTCTTACCGTTGTTGGCGGTGGTATATATCTATATACACAAAAGGATGCCATCGTAGAAGGAATCCAATCAAAGGTTATGAACGCTGTAGGTGACGCGGTTCCAGATATGCTAGGTGGATCATTACCTAAGTCAACAGGTTCTGCACTACCACTACCACCTACTCCACCAATGCCATGAATAAGTGGAAGTGGATATCATTTGGTGTAGTAGGCAGTCTATTCGCTGTCTCACACCTTGGTATGATAGGATATATTGCTACAAGAGAAAAGGAAGCACCACTACCATCAGTGGATTTACCTGTAGGTCCTTACACATCATATAAAGTGAGTGTATCAGACGAAGGATATGCTATATCATACTCAGCAAATGATCCCAAGACAGCATATATCACTAAAGATATTAAAGAGAAGGGTGGTTTCTTAGGACTAGCAAATGAAACTACTAAGGTAGTAGAAGAATACTTCATGGATGGTAAGATCAACCAAGGAGGTCCTGTATCTAACCAGAGATCTTGGATAGACAATCCACCAGGTTTGACTCAAGGTCAAGCAGCAGAGATAAGTGCTCAAAGAATTGCATGTATCAAAGCAGTAGGGTCGGGAGAAGGAACTGGGAGAGTTGTTGGGACTAGTATTGGTGCTGCTGCTGCTCCTACTCTTTCCTCTATTCCCTTTGTTGGTTGGGTTGCTGCAGGTTGGGTAGCAATGTTTGGTGGTAACCAAGGTGCTGAGATCGGTGGCAGTATGGCAGAAGACATGAGTAAGGACTGCTAATGACCATTCCCTCCATAGTAATACATGGTGGTAATGTTCCTACGATTAGAACAACAACGATTTTCATGCCACCATCATGGTTGACTGATAATCCCCCTCAAGCAATCCCTATCTATGGACCTGTAGCAAGTCCAGATATGATAGGGGTTCCTATTATTGATATGCCTGGATGTGTAGAAGCACATGAGCAGAACAGTAATAGTATAATGAAGAATAAGAATCTAGAGAAGGACGACCCCGATGGTGTCAGAGTTTACTGTGACGCAGGGGTTCCTTCTTTCGATGCAATGAACTATGAACCAGAGCAACTAATAATCACGAGAGAAGCAGAAGTTCCACCTGTTACACCACCACCAGAAGTTGAACCACCAGAGGTTCCTCCTACTGGTGATTTGGGTGTTGAAGTACCATGTCCAGGTCCTGCACAACTAAGAGTTGGTGATATCACACAGTCTGGGGATGAGAAGGTAGTAGGTCACGAACTTAGTCCTGACGGTAAAACCTGTGTGACATTGTATGAACCAACTACTGCTGCTGATAAGTATCTACCTGCACCAAATCAAGTGACCACTACAGTGGCAATAGCAGTAGTCGCAACAGCAGGAGCAGCAGCGACACCATTATTACTAAGAGCAATCAAACCAGTCATAAAAAAACTCACGACTGCAGTCCAAAAGAAATTTGGAAAACATCGTGAGTTGTCTAGGTCAGAGATAAGGACTAATCAATATCGCCAATCGAAAGGTTTAGATCCGTTAAAGATTCCGAAGAAGTCGAAAAAGAATTAAGTTGTATGTCGTGTACATGAGGAGTGATAACGTTCTTACCATTGACCATAACGTCAGCACATATAGCATAGTAAGGAGAGTTTGGATGGAAAGATATACCTTGTTTTAATAATTCTCCGCAATTTTTCAATCTGGCTATCTCAAAGTCAAGTCTTTTATTAGCGTGTGCTTGTTGCATCAATGCGATATTTGCTGCTGCTGCGTCTTTACATTGTTGCTGTAGTTCTTTATCTAGTGGTCTTGACCATGTAGCACTTACACCTATGCTTATGTTATAGTTATCCTTTTGTCCTGTTCTGGTTGGAACAAAATATAAAATTTCACCAGGATTGTCTGGCACACCATCATCATTGGCGTCTACCATGTTGTACACTGGCGAATCCCACCAATCTTCATATGGTTTTTGTGCTGATGCTGTACCTGTAGCATACGGTGTAACGTTCATGGTAGGACCTTGACACTGTATCCCATTACCATATGTGTTTGTTATATACGGACCTTGTAAAACTTGTATTGCCTGGTTGGTAACTGACCCACTACTATTCGCGATGGGACTAGCAGTAGCAGATACACCACCTACGTCACTTGCTTTAACTGTAGGGACGTTAGCAAGTTGAGACAAACATAAGACTACTGAGAGAAGATACTTGTTGTGTCTGTTACGCTTGTTACTTCTGTTACTCTTTGTATTACTGTGTGATTTGAAAGACCTGGGGCTTGATACGTCTCTGTGAACTGAAACGCTGCTCCTGGTGTTGTCTGTGTGAAGGTGGGTTTTGTGTCGATCCCAGTCCATGTCGAAGTCACTCCGTTAATAGTCACGTTAGCATCAGTAGTAGTAGGTGAGAGATTACCACTAGCGGTTACCCCTGAGCCCGTTACCGAAAATTGGTACCCAGTATTGTAGTCCATCGAATTAATTGTCTCCGTCACCTTAGAAGTCGTTTGGGTGTTGGAAGTCATCGATCCTTGTGTAAAATTCGGGACCACGGGCACAGCATATACAGGTGCACTTGCTAGTACACCTAGTGCTACTATATGTATACCCTTTCTCAACATGTCTAGAATGCAGTAACCTCAGTTACGAACTGACCTGTTGTAGCAGTACCTATGTTACCTGTACCTGTTAGTGTTATTGCGTGAGCAGAAGTAATAGTACCTGGTGCATTAGTAGAACTTTCTTGAGTTCCTGCAGATGTGATTGCTACACTACCGAAGTCTGAATATTCAGATGCTGTACCTGCTATGTCACCTTTAGTGAATGACTGAGCAAAGGAGAAACTACCTGATCCAGATTGTGTTCCTGTGATAGAACCTACTGTTGCAACACCTGTTGTGGAGTCATAAGAATTGATTCCAATACCGTTTGAGGTAGCACTTGATGCACCTGATGCAGTATGAGATGTCGTTACGTTAGTTCCAGATATAGAGTAAGAGTTACCTAATCTTGAATATGTTGCTGTTTGAGCGTCTACGGTATGCTGTAAACTAGACTGATGTCTTATCGATAAGTTAGCCATAGCAGGGGAACTCACTCCTGCCAACAATAATATAGCGAATAATTTTTTCATTGATGTACACACTATGTTGTACAACTATATAGGTTCTGCATTCTCTACATTAGTGTTCGGTGTGTACCATTTTGATTAAGACAATATTATGGTTAAATATAAGTGTACGCTTCGGGTACAAAAACTAAACACTCGCTTATTAAAGGAGAACTATGACTAACTTAACACGTTGGACATCTAAGGATGTCGATGCAATTTTTAATGCAGCAAACAGATATAGTATCGGATTCGATGATCTATTCGAGAGATTCTATGCATATGGTACAGGAACACCAAAAGGACAATACCCTCCATATAATATTGTCAAAGAGTCCGCAGAGAAATGGAGACTAGAACTAGCACTAGCAGGATGGTCTAAGGATGACATAGAAGTATCAACCGAACAGAATGTGATACTGATTAAATCTAAGGATCAAGAGAAGGCAGACACTACTGAATATGTACATCAAGGTGTAGCAGCAAGATCTTTTGCTAGAGGATTCAACCTATCAGATGATGTAGAGATTGGAGAAGTAACCTTTGTTAATGGAATGCTGACAATAGAGTTACAAAAGGTAATCCCAGATCACCAGAAGAGAAAAGTTTATGATATAGTATGATGTAAAGGTTTCTTTATCACCGTGAAATATCTAAAGTGGTTGACTCACCCATTAACCGTATGTAATCTCATAGTGGTGGGGTCACTTGGATTGATAGAGATATTACACATCAACTATCATAAGACAGCACCACCTTGTCCTGTAGAGCAAATGGAAGATGATTGGTAGAGGGTGCTTGACACCCTCTTTTTTTATGGTATAATAGAAGAGTTCCTATTTAATCTATGAGCGTAAGAATCGTAAGAACAAGAAACGGTGAAGACATCATTGCAGATTTGTTTGAAGTAACAACTAAGGAGAAACCTGATGAAGCAGTTGCTTTTCAGTTGCGTTTCCCATATAACGTATGGTTAGAAACACCAGAACCAAAGTTGCTATCAGAGAATGATGCAGGTGAAGTTATAACTAAGAAGAGTAACCCAGAGATTCGTTTTGAACCTTGGGCACCCTTATCAAAAGACCGTAGCATTATGATGAAACTTGAAGAAGTTGTCAGTGCATACGAAACCTACCCTGAGGTAGAAGCAAAGTACAACAAAATTGTGGAGGCAGAAAGTGGAAGAGGAAATGATGCAACAGGA